ATATGATGAAGCGTCGTTGGAGCACAAAGAATTTTATGTGCTTCACTAGTGGCGTTACCGCTAAAGCAGCGGCTGAGTTTATTAACGGCGCGTCAGGCCTATGGCTCGAGGATGATCTCGGCAAATTTGACGCGACGATTAGGCGAGCCTGGTGTGAGTACGAAGTGTGGTTATGTCGAGTTATGGGCGCTCCGCGCGCTGTTCTCGAATTGATGCGAGCTAACATCAAAACCCACGGAAGTACACACCATGGTTGGCGGTACAAGTGTGAGGGCACGCGCAAGAGTGGTGACCCTTACACGTCTGTGATGAATTCCGTCATCAACGGAATATCACATGTGTATTTGTATTGTCTATGGACCGGTAAAACGGTAGAGTATCTCAAGAGGACTAAGGAATTTAGGATGTTGATGCAGGGGGATGATAACCTGCTTAGACACCCTGAGTATACTATGTTCCCTTGGGCTGAAGGCATGGCCAGCCTTGGCTTCGAGAGTGAAGCCATCTACAGAGCCCGACGTCAGAATGTCGAGTTTTGTTCCAGTCGTCTTTATGAGACAACGGGGGGGTTAACATTTGGTCCTAAGCCAGGCCGAGTGTTGTCAAAATTAGGGTATGTTATAAACCCACCTAAAGGTGTTAGTTCGAAGTCAGTAGTGCGAGGGATCGCACTAGGTCTTAAGAAGACTTCTTACTTTCTCCCCCCTGTTCAGGTGGTCGTAGACCGCCTTCTGCAGCTTACGGAAGGTCACGTAGCCTGGTATGAACGCAAACAGTTCGAAGCGTTCCACCCATCTGTTGATGAGTGTTTCCAGACAGTTGACGTGATGCTAAATCTCAATTTGAATTATGATTGGGATTATGGCCTTCAAAAGAAGTTTTCTGTTAAGGTCGAGAAAATGGAGTTGGGTGATGCGTATTCTCCGCTATCCACGCTATTATTCGATCGAGACTGTGGTGGGCCTCAGCAAATCTTTGGAAACACGCATCCAATGATGGTAGAGGCAGCTGGTTGATCCAACCAGTGGAGTGGTGCTTGATAGGCGCCTTGATGAAATGGAAATCCGTGCACGACCGGTGATTGATCACCGTGTAATGCAGCCTGTGTGAGCTACAGACGGTCACAAGCCCGTTGAATGCAGAGTGCACGGAGAGTTAAACGTCTGAGCTATAAAGATGTCCGCTTTTGAAATTAGCGAGAGAATAATTTCTTGAGTCGAGAAAGAATTGAACAAGTACCTCTTGTTGACCCAGTAACGCCGACACCTATGAGACCAGAGCCTCTGTGGATATGTGATTAGGAACACCACCGATTTCACATACGTAGCGCCACATGCGAAAGTCCGATAGAGTGTTTCGGCTATTCTTGGTTGAATCAGCCAGTCAGAGAAAAGTATGTTCTTCTTGTCCATGCCGCCCATGTCTTC